CTCGTTCTGATCTTAATTTGAGGCCAATAAATACGACTTAGTGCAATAATAAGTTGGGATTCTTGACTGTAGTGTCCTGAAGCGTGATTTTCCTTGTTTTCTTTGAAGCAGATAAAAAGAAATCATGAAGTTGAACATGATCTAAACCTGATGCCACCAGAGTTTCAGCATAAGTGTCTCTAAGGAATCTGTATTTCACCTTGCATTCAGCCCATATCTTATTGAACACTGTCCTTGAGACATGAACACTAGGCATCTGAAATAGCTGTCTTTTAATTATGTCAATGAGAGGTGTTTCATGCATATATAACTCTCCCCACACAGGTACTGTCACCTTTGAATGTCTACCATAAGGGACCTCTTGGAAAGAAAATCCTTTTCTTAATTCTCCAATGTAATCATAAAATGATGAATATTCATCTTCATGAGGAAAAGATGATAAAAGCAACTGATTACCAAGACTGTCATAATTTCTAAGATTGATAACACTATTATCTTTTGCTCTTGTTATTGCTTGCATGAGACTTAATTTTTCGCCACTTCTAGCGTCATTGAGATATGATGTAAGACATTGTCTGTTCATTACATAAGAAGAACTGACAGAGGATCTGATAGTAGGTTGATAAGAAGATAGAGATGCTCTCACTCCACTTTGGAATAACTTTAAAATCATCCACATTTTCTGATCCTCCCATTCTCCCCTTTCTTTATATAGCCTTGCTGGATCTTCATTTATCATCTGCAGAGCATCTTCCAGCTCCCCTATGTTCATTTCTTCCACAAGTCTTTCCCAAATCTTCCTATTACCAAATCTCAACAATACCTGCCTCATCTCCTTCCTCAGAGACTTGTCAATCTTGTCATCATAGTCTAGTATGGTGCTAGGATGAATCATCTCTGTTTCACAACTTTGGACATCTAACCCTGTGTCTCTCTTCAACACATACAATGAGTAATCAAATCCTGTGAGACCACAATATTCCTCTCCATCAAGAGGGAAGAATCCCAATGCTGGATGTGGAAATGACATTAGCATCTCTGAAACATCTTCTCGTAGAATGTGATTGGCAAATCCTATCATTAGATAATGCAACCAGGCTTGACACTTCTGTATTACAGAGGCAGTTAATGTGCAAACACCTGCTTCGACAGCAGTCGACAACTCTGTGTAAAATATTTGGACTCTCTCATAATAGTTTTCCACAATTGTTGTTTCCATACATGCTGAGACCCATCTAAATGTTGGTTTAATGATTTTCCCCCTATACCACCATTCTGAATTGTATTCAACCAGAAGCATTGTTCCAATAGAAGACTTTGATTCACTGGGCCATATGGAGACAAATTTTTGAAATTCTTCTTTCCATTTAAGGAGCATGTGCACATACAGATGAGTGAACTTGTCATTTCTTTTATAACTGATGGCACATGCAGAGTCATCACTCCCTTGTATAACAGTGACCACAGCAGATATTTTTTTTAATCCTGAGCGTTGCCCTCAGAATATCAGCATAAAATTCTTGAACAATGCTATGAAACACTGAACTCACTTTATGCCAAATCCCCTGCCACATCCCAAACATTATTTCAACTGTGTTAGAATCCTCACATATGAAAGGTGGTGAACCTGAGAGAAATTGTTTTCTTAGCCAGAGGAGAGTTTCATTATTGGATTCTTCAAATTTTGAAGTGTGCAAAATTCCTACCAGTTCATCAGGGATACTAATCCTCTTCACAGTCCATAAATAAAAA